CCACTTTTGAAACTGTATTCGAAAATTTCGATACACTTGACACTGCTGCTGGTTTTTCTTATCCTAATAAACAAAAGGGTGAAGTGCAACGAGAAGTTTTTATGATGAGTAGAAATATTCTACACCGAATCAAGCGAGGTTACAAAGTCTATCAACCACCTGCTAAACTAGCCTTTAGAGGCCATCTTTCAACAATGGATGAAAGAAAGGTCCGGCCAGTTTGGATTATGCCTTTCGAGATAATTATTATTGAACAATTGTTTGGATACCATATCTATGAACAACTGAAGAAGAAAGGCGACATCTTGCACTTTGGAAATAAAGCTATGCAACGATTAATGACCTTAATGAATACAAATCTTGAGGCAGATGATCTTGCTGCTATTACCTTGGATTGGTCAGAATTCGATATAAACTGTCCCTCATGGTTAATTATTGATGCATTTGATATAATGGAAAGTTGTATCGATTTCACAAGAATGGAAAGTGACAAGAGAGATATTCGTTTCAGCGATGTTAAAGCTGAAGAATATCGCCGGGCATTCGCTTGGATACGTTGGAACTTCATAAATACCAAAATTATGGATTTTGATGGAACAATGTACCGCAAGGATCACGGTGTGCCCTCGGGTTCATTCTTAACCCAATTGATCGGCTCAATTATAAACATGATAGTGTGCAACTTCTTGTTTAAATTAATGGCTGTAACAATAGAAAAAGAAAGATACCTAGGAGACGATTCGCTTACTTTTGTACAAGAAGCAAACCTAGGAAGGTTGAATTTTGACTTAATGTCACAATTTGCCTTAATCTTCTTTCACTTTAAGCTTAACCCAAAGAAAGTTAAAGTGACAAGAAGTAATGGAGACATCAAGTTTCTCGGTTATCAATCAATAGGAAATAGATTTGTTCGAGACTCGATGGAATGGTTTAAAGCTGCGCTTTACGTTGAATCGGAAGTTAAGTCTTTAGATATCTCCGCATCCCGACTACTCAGTTATTATATACTAGGAGGATGCAATTCTATTTCTTTCTCGTTATTCTTTGAATTTTTCATATCGTATTATGAATTAGGTGATAAGATATTATCGTTTGAACCAACACTTGGAATCCGAAGGATATTCAAGTATGTAATTGGCTCAGATCGTTTAGAGAAAGATAAACCACCGTTATTTGACTTTAATACACTGAATTATGTTTTTATTCCATACGCATTATCGATGGGATATCCCATAACAGTTATGTAAAAGTTCCTGGTAAACTTA